AGATCCTGACTTAACGCCAGAACGTTACGGCAATTATCTCAATTTCTTGTATCAAGACAAAGGATTACTCGGTCTTGGGGTTATCAAAGGAACCATGGAAAACCTACAAGGTAATCCTGAAGTTCGTATGTTAGGCTTCCCTGTTAACTTACCAATGGCTGGAGGCTTTGTTGCTGGTACAGCAGGAGCAAAGATTGCGGCATCAACTGGCGGCACGCCAAGACAACGTGCAGTTCGTGGAATCGCAGGTGGTGCCATTGGTTCTTTACTTGGCATTGCTGCAGGTAATACAGCCAATGAAGTCATTGCATCCGGCAACCGACCTCAGTTACCAACAACTGCAGAATATGGTGTGACTACTGGTAAAATTTAAAATATAAGAAATAATCAAATAGATGGCTCGCATTTTTACCGATCCGGCCACTGGTAAAACCTACATGGGTGACCCCGTATCCGGGGAAGTAATGGAGGTTGGTAGTGCCGCTCAACCACAGGGCCGTCGCGCCAGGGCACAACAAGGTCTTCAAGATTTTGTACAACAACTTCAAACGGGCACCGGCACTGCAGTAGAAGCAGTTCAGCAAAAAGCCGCAGGCGCAGGTGAATACATCAAAAACAAACCAATGCGTGCCGGCCTTCGCGGTGGTTTAGCCGGTGGCGCCTTGATGGCAATCCCTTCTTTGATGGAAGGTCGTCCTGCTGAAGCATTTGGCGGCCTCGCAGGTTCCACTGCTGGTGGCGCTGCTGGCGCAGCTCTTGGTTCCGCACTACTTCCCGGTGTTGGCACTGTTATTGGCGGCCTTGCTGGCTCTGCTCTGGGCGGCATACTTGGCGGCAACGTTGCAGAAACTGCAGTCTCTGCATATACCGGTAAGCCCCCAACAGGCAAGACTGGTACCGAGGTTCCGCAACCCCCGCGTTCTATTGAAACACCCCTGGGACGTATCAACCTAAATGAAGCGGCATCGATGGAAGATGCCATGAACCGTAATCAAAAGCGGCAGCTTGATTATTACGGAACCATGATGGGAATGACTACGTCCAACCTGAAGGACCTAACTCAGTTCCAAAACGATCAAGAAATCAATATGCAAAAAGCAATGCTTCCGATTACTACGAAGCTTGCTAACGATCAGTTGACCCGTGCGCAGGCACTGATCAATACTCAGAACAACGCTTACATTCAACAGATGACTGTGGGCGCACAAGCCAATCTTGCTCTTGGTGCTCAACGTGAGCGGGGTGCCACGATGCGTCAAGCCCTTGCTACCAACCCATATGTGGTTGCTCTTGGTGCCCCCAACATTTCTATTAGCTGAGGTATAAACCCATGGCAGATGCTTCTTTATTTGGTAATTATTTTTCTTCCGCTTCTGGCATGGGTAATCCAGCAACACCTCAAGCTGGAGCCTATGATCCATGGGAGCAAGATATCCTTAAGAAGATGAGCCCAGATGTCGCTGGCGCCATCATGCTTAATAAAAAACGCGAGGATGTTTATAACGATCCCACGCGTTTCGGTGAACTTCTCAATGTCATGAAAGAGTTCCGAGCAGAAGAGGCAGCTAACGCAGCAAAGATTCAGGCTGAACGTGATAAGCGAGCATTCCAATACAATTTAATTGCGAGCATCCCGCAGACAATCAACCAGGTCAGCAGCAACCTGGCACAGATGACCTATAACGCACCACGTCTACAGATCCTTGCTGGAATCCCCGATCAAATTCGTGCCGCCTATGGTTCGATGCCTGCAATCAATGTTGCTCGTACTAGAGGCTTTAGTTAGTACTGACATATAATTAGATCATGAGCTTTACTTCAGTACCTTCTTACTTTTCTTCGCCTTCTTTTGGTGTTGATACATCAGGTGCTTTTGCTGGCGTTGGCAGCTCTTTAGCGTCTTCTCCTCTTGCCTCCAGTTCTTCTGTTAAACCAACCGGTATGGATCCCTTTTCAATTGGCGCAGCAGTCTTGGCTCCCGTCATTGGCGGGATCTTTGGACAAAGTGCAGCAGAAAAACAAGCACAGGCGACAGCTGATGCTGCGGCAGAAGCAAGAGCAGCCACAGAGAAAGCGGCAAAGATTGGGGCTAAAGCTCAGATCGCTGGCCAACTCGGCGGCTTTGGTCTTGACTACCTTACCTCTCGCTATGAAGGTGGTGCTGGTGGTGCGTTGAATCGTATTAACGCTGCTCGTGATTATGTTCAACGAGCAAATATTGAAGCCAATAATCCTTCTGTCGTAGCCTTGCGTTCCGTGGAGCGCTACGAAGATCGGTTGCGTGGTGCCATGCCAGGCTTTACACCACCTTCTGCTTTGTTTGTGTGATTTAAAATAGAACAATATTGAGGTTGACATGGCGGGTACTAACTTTTTTAACTATCTAAATCGAGGATCTTCTGGTGATTCAGAAGTTTCCGATCGTCTCGGCGCAATCGAAGAAGCACTGGGCATCAAAAAAACTTCCCCTCTTGGCAGCGCTCTCAACCCTGAACCAACGAAGGAAAAGAAAAGTGATGGTGGAATAGGAACAAAAAAATTAACAAAAATTGGCAATATCCCTATTAAGCAAATCCAAAAAACAGAAGAGAATATCAAGAGTACTGCGCCTGATTATGCCCAGTTTTTAGCAGGTCAAATTTCTCGTGGTGAGCGCAGTCCTATAGAAGCCTCCGATTTATATGCGGACTTCGGTCTTTCCTATGGAATTCCCGATGCGTTTAAGACTGCTTCAACGCTCGGTAGCATGACCATGGGAGCAGCTCCAACAGGAGCTGTTGAGCGTTATCGTCCATTCCAGCAATTTGCAGCAAAACAATTAGGTATTAATCTTTCGGAAGAAAATATTAAATCAACAGAGGCAGCAGCACGGGCTCTTGGTAAAACAAGTCCAGAAGCCTTTTCCCAGTTTTTGGGCCAAGCAATGCTTACCTCTCCTGAGTACATTCGTAAAACACCTTTGGCTTTTGCCGCCAATCTACCTTACGGCGGTCAATATGGTGTTGGCTACTCTTTACCCGATGGTACTCAGACTGGCACCTTTAGGTTTAAACCACCGTCCACTGTCAATTACAGTTGATTCCTAATCTTATACTAGTTATTAATAAGGCAAATAAACATGGCAGGCGCACTTGAGTCTTTTTTTCAAGAACAACGTAAAAGAGGCGTTCAGTTAGCAGGTGCGCCCAAAAAAGAACTAACTAAAGCTATTCAGCAAAAAGGAAAGGCTGGTCAAGGCAAAAAGATTACCGCCCAAGAACTTGCCAAGGGGCGGCAAGCCTACGCAAAAACAGGCGGAGAAGATTACCTGGCAACTATTGGTCGCACCTATAAACCCACCCAACTTTCTAAACAAGTACAAGGCAAACTCCAGAAAGCTGGTTTTGCAAAAGATGAGTCGGGTTATTACACTAAACAAGGAGCGCTTACCGGAAGTGCTTTAGATAAAGCATTGTCCTCTGGGTACGATCCACAAGATGTGCGTTCTTATTTGGCAGGCTCTTTCGCTCAAAATGAATTGGATGACCAAATCGCTAAGTTCTTGGGAGAAGGTGGCCAGTATAAGTTGGATACAGGTACGGGCCGTTGGGCAAAGCAAGAACTTTCCCCTGGTGACAGCCTGACACCTGGTGCAGATGAGGTCACGGGTGGCAAGGGCGTTTTCGGTGGCATTGACCCCAATGCCGCTCCAGGTTCAACGCCTGCGGAGATAGCTTATGCAGCTTCCGTGGACCCTTACAAAATTCAAGCAAAGTCATCGGAACGCCTTGGTCGTTTATCACAGGCAACCGATCTCCTTGGACGTAAAATGGCCTATGGAACTGAATACGATATCTCTAAGATGAATCGTTTACAGGCTCTTCAGCAGGCTCAAATCCAACAAGCAAACTACTTGTATAACTTAATTCCTTCTGCTTTTTGATCTGGTATAATTGTTTTTAGTAAGTGCTATGGATTTTAGTTCTCCTACAGTAAAACCGGAAGCAATTCCTGGCGAATCCTTTGACATTCAAGGGTTTAAAAATCTTTTAAGTACCTTGAAAGAATCAAAGCAAAATCAAGAGAACAAAGCAAAACCTGTATATAGCATCGAGGAATAACAATGGCTAACAAAGGCGGTGGCGGAAACAAGGGTGGCGGCGGTGGCAACCAGGGTGGTGGAGGCAATAGGGGCGGCGGCGGTGGCTCTTCAGCCCCTGCCCAGTCTTCTGGTGGCGGCGGAAACAAAGGAGGAGGAGGCGGCGGTGGCGGCGGTGGCGGCGGCCAAGGTGGTGGAGGAGGTGGCGGTGGTGGAGGCAAGGCCTCTGCACCAGCTCCTGCACCTAGAGCCGCTGCTCCGGCCCCTACTCCCGCACCTGCTCCTGCGCCAAAACAAGCAGCTGCTGCTGTAGCAGTTGCTCAAAAACAAGTCCAGCAAAAACAACAATCTCAACCACAAAAACAAGTAGACACTAAAAAAGAAGATAAAAAAGATGACAGAGTAGCCGCTCTTACCCAAAAAGCAAAAGACTTAATTAAAGGCGCAACCTCTGAGGGGATTGCTGACCCCGGTAAATTTAAAGATGTACTTGGTAAATTAAAAGATTTAGGCAAAGATAAAAGGGTAGAAACTTTACGTACACAAAAACAAACTGCAGTTTCTACCGCAAAAGTCACCCCTGGACCCACATCTACAACAGGTGACGGCACCAACACTTCTTCGCAAACAACGGGTTTAACACAAGACGATTTAAATGCTGCAATTACAAATGCCCTTGGTAACTTCAAACCCGAAGGATTAACGCAAGACGATTTGGACGCGGCTCTTTCTAGTTTTGCTCAATCGTTCCCAATGAGTCAACCTGAGTCTCAGGCTGTTGACAGCTCTTCCTGGGAGCAAGGTTACCAGCAAGATCTTAGTAACTGGCTTGACCAGTACAAGACCGAGCAGTCTGGACGTGCAGCTGATTACGAATCGATGTTGACAGATGTCGCTTCCCAAGAAGGTCAATTTGATCCAGATTTGTTCCGTGGTCTTCTAGGTGAACTAGAATCATCTAAACGTCGTCAAAAAGAGTGGAATGAGCAATCAGCAAAGGCAGCGTATAAGTACTAGAGACGAAAGCACCCTTGACACAGGCGCTTTTGAGGATTGGTTTATTGAGCAAGCAGAAGACGTTCAAGAGTCTTTTCATGCTTTTGCTGCTGACAACTACTCCTTTATCGAGTGTTTTCTTTACGCCAGATTCCTTGGTTATGTAGGAAATATTCTTGCGTGCGAAGCTTGGGTTAAAAATCATTACCCAAAGCCGGATCATCGGAAGACTCTTCTTATTGAGATTGAAGAGATGCGAGAGGACATTCGCAAGCTTCGTGATGACATTGAAAACTGTGCAGTAAAACGAGATGCAGGTGTTGCGCGTATTGCCTCTATGCAAAAAGAATTACGCGGGACCATCCATCAAGTTGAGCAGTACACTTCCGCTAAGGATCGCAAAGGCTTGCTCATGGCTGGTGCTGATCGCGCTATTCGTGAGTTAATGTTTATTTTCAAAGACGACCCAATAGAAGCACCTTTGCACGAAGCAAGCATGAGTGTGTGGGCTCGTATGCAACTAGAAGAATAACCAGCGTTTAAAATAAAAGAAAACATTTTGTTATGGCCAAAGGTAAAATGCCTCCTCAACTTCTTGAGCACTTCAAGAAGAAAGAAGCGAAAAAAGAAGATGGCACTGAGATGAATGACAAGGAAAAGCGCCGCGCCGCTTTGGATAAGGCTCGTCAATACCAAAACAAAAAGCGTAAGAACAAAGGAGAATAAGTTAGTATTCAGTAATTAGTTGAATACTTCTCGTGCCTTCTTACCTCCATCTGGCTTATCGCAGGAACGCACGCGCTGCTTCTAAAAACTATCAAATTAAGCCAAATAAAAATCTTGAAGACTTAAAAAGAGCGCGAGAAGACTTTGGTTTCTTTTGTGAGTACGTAGCAGATAAACCTCCTGCGCAACATCATAAGGATTGGCATCGGCACTTTGTTACGGAAGAGAATAGCAGTTGCCTTCTACGTATCGCTGGCCCCAATGTAGATCTACTTGCTCCCCGTGGTTCGGCCAAAAGTACGGTTCTTGGCTTACTGACAGCATGGGCTATTGGTATCCACACCCAGGCTAAACGCCCTCTTCAGATTCTTTATCTGTCTTATACGGTTGATATTGCACGTTCCAAGTCTGCAACGATTAAACGAATCATTGAAAGCAAGCGATACCAAGAAGTATTCCCAGAAGTTCGCCTTCTGAAGAACGTCACCAGTAACGAGTACTGGTCAATTGATCACAAGTTTGCTGGTATTGATGTGACCGGTGATGAACAATTTACTCTCTGCGCAGCAGGTCTAAAGGGTTCGGTGACTTCCAAGCGTTCTCACCTTGTCATGATTGATGACGCCATCAAATCTGCAGCGGACATCTCCAACCCTGACATCAGAAAGATGATGCAGGATAACTGGAACGCAGTGATCGCACCGACCATGTTTGAAGGAGGAAGAGCCATTTGCCTTGGTACTCGCTTCAGGCATGATGACATTCATGCCACTACATTCAACGAACAAAACAACTGGACTCAGATTGTTCTTTCCGCAATCACCAATGATCCCAAGACTGGTGACGAGCTTTCCTACTGGCCCGACATGTGGTCGTTGGATTATCTGAAGGAAAAGAAACGGCAAGCACCAATTGCTTTTTCGTTCCAGTACATGAATCAAATCATCAGGCAAAACGAGTTGTCGCTTGCGCCTGAACTGATTGTTAAAGCTGAGATTTCAACGGAGTTCGATACGCTTGGCGTTGGGGTTGACCTTTCCGCTGGCACTAAAGAAAAGAATGATTACACTGTCATGATCCTTGGTGGCCGCATTGGCGATCGCATCCATATTATTGATTACCGCAGGTTGCGTGTTATGGGCAACCTAGAAAAACTAGATGCTCTCAAGGAACTATTGAATGACTGGTCAATTCTTGGTAAAGACGCCAACGACAATTACTTCCCAACATATTCAACGTGCGATATTTGGTCAGAAGCTGTGCAGTACCAGGCATCCTTGGAGGCCGACTTCAAGCGAGTCTGTTTAAACCAAGAAAGCCTCTACAACTTAATTTGGCATCCCGTCAAAGGTTTTCGCGCAGACAAATTGGCCCGCTTCCGTGGAATCATGGGTATGTTTGAAGATCGCAAAATTATTTTTAATCGTTACAGGAACTTCACCAATCTTTTCGAAGAGCTAACTAATTTTGGTGTCAGCAGTCACGACGATTGCGTTGACGCTCTCGTCTGGCTTGTCACTGGTTTAGCAAGAAAAGGACAATTGCAAGTTGATTACTAAACTTAGAATTAGAAAAAAGCATTTTGTGTTGTGGGTCCGGAGTACATTGCGATTGGTCTGACGGCCATTATTTCTGCTGTTACAGGTGGAAGCTGGGTTGCCAATCGCCTTCTCGAACGCCAACGCGAACGCATTCAACAAGCGCTTGACTACACCGGATCCCAGAAACGGAGAATTGACATCTTGGAAGATCAAATCAATCGGATGCCAATGGAGTATGTGCTCAAGGTTGACTTCCTAAGAGAAATCAAAGAGATGCATGACAATTTTCGCGAAATCAATAATAAGCTTGATAAGCTAATGGAT